CAAGAATCTTGGGACGTTTCGGAATTATATGAATTTGTAGATAGACTCACCAATGAGTTGACCGAAGTTCATAAAGTGGATCAAAAAAGAATGGAGCTGCAGGGATTCAGTCATGAATCAAATCCTAATCTTTCTTATATAAATACTCTTGCGATACCACATAAAAATACATAGAGAGTCGAATGCCAAGAAACCCATACATATCACAGACGGTTAGATCAGAGCAGGATCTCTATGAAAATATTATCATAGAGTCGATTAAGATCTATGGTCAGGATGTGCAGTATATGCCCAGAACACTCGTCAATGAGGATAAGATCTTTGGCGAAGATGTTGTATCTAGATTCGATGATGCATATACTGTTGAGATGTATCTGGAGAATATTGATGGGTTTGACGGGGATCAGGATCTGTTTACTAAGTTCGGTGTTGAGATTCGTGACAGAGCGACTCTGCACGTCTCCAGAAGATCCTGGGACCGACTTGTAGGATATAATGTAGATTATGACAGACCAAGAGAAGGTGACTTAATCTACTTACCGCTGTCAGATCAAATCTTTGAAATCATGAGAGTGGTTGATGATAAACCATTCTATCAATTATCAAATCTTCCTACCTATCGTATGGAGATTGAACTGTTTGAATATGGTGATGAAGACTTTGATACAGGTGTTGAATCTATTGATGAAGCAGAGGCATTAGGTAATCGTATTAAACTGACTCTAGCAGCATCCAGTTCAAATGGATTTAAGCTTGGTGAGAATATTGAGTACTTAGTAGATAGTGCTGCAGGACCTAAACTGGTAGCAGAGATTGTAAACTGGGACGCATCTACAAATGTTCTTGAAGTTGCGCATGTAGGTTCTACTGATGGTTTATGGAGAACGTTCTCGGCAGGTACTACTATTACTTCGACAGACACTAATATCACCAAGACGATTAGTTCTGTAGGTGAAGAGTTACAACAGGTGTTTAGTCAGAACGCAGACTTTGAGACCGAGGGTGATAACATTATCGACTTCTCTGAAGGCAACCCATTCGGAGAGGTGACCTAATATGTTTAATCAGCATTTCTATCACGAAAAGATTAGAAAATGTGTAGCAGTCTTTGGTACACTCTTTAACAACCTCTATGTACTCCGTAAAAACTCATCAGGCGCCGTTATTAGTCAGCTGAAGGTTCCGCTGAGCTATGCACCGAAACAGAAGTTCTTAGAGCGTATACGTGAGACTGAGAACATGTCTGATGCTAAGTTAGCAGTTAAGCTTCCACGCATGTCTTTTGAAATGACATCTTTATATTTTGATCCAACCAGACAACTGCCAAAGACAAACAACTTTACACGTCAGGTCACAACAGATAATTCTAAGAGAACTAAGTTTTTTACATCTGTTCCATATATTTTAAACTTTCAGCTGAATATCTTATCTAAGACGAATGAAGATGCAGTACAGATTCTAGAACAGATTATTCCGTTTTTTAATCCTGCATATACAGTTACGATGAAACCATTTGCTGACTATGCTGATATTACCGAGGATATTCCCGTATCTTTAATTGGACTATCTTTCTCTGATGATTATGAGGGCCAGTTAGAGAGCAGAAGAACGATTATCTATACTCTAGATTTTGAAATTAAAACCAGCTTCTTTGGTCCTATCTCCAACTCGTCTATTATTCGTAAATCGATTGTAGACTTTACTGATCCAGATACGAATGCGCTTCTGGAAAGGATTACTGTTGAACCGAATCCTAGTGATTTGAATATCATTGGCGATAGTGATTTTGCAACAACTGTAAACTATATTATCCCAGGTGAAGGCGATAGTGCCTGATTATAAATACAAATAAAAGGGAAAGTATAATACCATGGGCACAAGAGCAAACGATATTGCATCTTTATTTTTAGATGGCACTAATGCCACTATCAGTGGAAATGCTACTATTAGTGGAACCGTATCGGATAGTGATGGAAGCCTCAGAACAATTGGCTCGACTACTTTAATCACCTCTACACCCTATACCATTCCTTCTGGGTCTTCTGGTAAGTTGTTTAGAATTGATACTGGAGCAACACTTGGCACTACTACGGTCAATGTGAACGAAGCAAACTTTGATCAAGGTGATATTTTTACAATCTTTAATAATACAAACTCTGATAGAACTGTTACCTTTGATGCTAACTTTACCAACAATGTTCGTCTTGCTGGTACTGATAGTAACTTTAATGGAGTAAATATGACTCTTGCTTTATTCGGAGTAGCTACTTTTGTTGCATATGAAAGTGATGGTATGGCAGTAAGCGGAAACGTAAGCTAATGAGTATCACTCAGTTAATGGCATTAACTGGCGTGTCAGCTAGCGGTGGTGTCTCCTATGGCGTAGGTACTGGCGGTGATAACTCTTATCAATTCACTATTGATGGTCAACTGTATCAGTTTAGAGAGTTTACTAGTAACGGAACTTTCACCGTAACTACAGCAGGGACGTTTGACGTTCTTCTAGTCGGTGGTGGTGGTGAAGCCGGAGGGAGAATTTCTGGTGGTGGAGGTGGTGGGGCTGTTATGCTCACAAGCACCACTCATAGTGGTTCAGGCGTTACTCTGACTGCTGGAAATCACACCATTACAATCGGTGCTGGTGGAACAGGTGGTGGAGCCAGCCTTCCCGGTAACAACGGCGGATCAACCACAGCTTTTGGTATAACTGCAACCGGAGGTGGCGGTGGTGGTTCTTATGTTGATTATCCCGGAACTGGACAAAACGGAGCCAACGGTGGTGGAGCTGGGGCAAACAACCCTAGTCTGACTAGTTCTGGTGGAACTGGGACTGCACCGACTTTTCCAGCGGAAATAACCGGAGCTGTCTATGCTGGATATAATGGTGGTAGCAGTACATGGGTGAGCATTATTGGTACCGGCGGTGGTGGCGGTGCCGCAGCCAATGGCAGTAATGCCGCCGCCGTTGCTGGAAATGGTGGTGACGGTGTTCAAATAACTAATTTTGAGCAGACCGATTACTATTATGGTGGCGGTGGAGCTGGTGTTAACTACTCCCAGGGAACTATGGGTACTGGTGGTAAAGGCGGTGGCGCAGGAAGCGGGGATACAAATGGAAGAAATACTGCTGGAAATGGATCAGGAACCAATGGAGGGACCAACACTGGAGGCGGTGGTGCTGGTACACTCTCAAACGCATCTGCGGACAACGGCGGTGCTGGTGGCTCTGGTATCGTAGTTATACGATATGCTATCTAGCGTCGCCGATTAAATATTGGAAACCAACTAAAGGAGAATATCATGACTGATCAAAAGCAATGGTTTATAAATAATTAAAAATACTATAGAAAGATAACCGAGAATGAGTAAAGCAGATAACTTAGCATCACTTCCAGTATCAAGTTCAAACATTGATATTACAGGATATGCCAAAGTAAGTTTAGTAGAACTTGCTAATAGTAATGCAGTGACATATGACATTTCTCAAGGTAATATTGCTCGTTGGAATCGTGATTCTTCTATTGTAGATGCATCAAATACGTTAACAATCACTGGTACTTCTGGTGGTGCTCTTGATGGCGCTGGCTTCTCTATTATGGCATACAATGGAGATGCTAACTCAGATAGAAGTATTACTTTTGCTGGTGGTTCTGGTATCACAATTCACTATGGCGATTCTTCTACAATTACATGGTCTGGACCAACTAAACACACTATTATTTCAGGACTGGTATTTGACTCTGCAACACTAGTCATCAATAATATTGCAACAGTAGGTTCGGTCTAAGATGTTTCCAGGTGTCTTCAATATGGCACTAGGTGTTGTACGTGCAGCAGCAGCTGTAGTAGCAGCAGTTTCCAATTTCCCCGGAACCGTTTCGGGATATACTTCTGGTGGGTTCAGCCCTGCCCAGTCACCTACTAGATTAAACACAATAGACAAATTCCCTTTTGCATCTGATGCAAATGCTACTGATGTAGGTGATTTGACTGGTGGTAAAAGCCATGTATCTGGTCAATCATCAGATGCATCGGGTTATACATCAGGCGGGACCAACCCTACCCAGTCGCCTAATACATTTAACGTAATAGATAAATTTCCTTTTGCAGCGGATGGTAATGCTACTGATGTTGGAGATTTGACTGTTGCTAGATTTGGATCAGCAGGACAATCATCTACTGATAATGGTTATTCATCGGGCGGTACACCCGGACCTACCAATGTAATAGACAAATTCCCTTTTGCATCAGATGCAAATGCTACTGATGTTGGAGATCTAACTGTTGCTAGACAGTTATTAGCTGGTCAATCATCTTCTGCATCAGGATATTCATCAGGTGGCACCCCTCCTGTAACAAACGTAATAGACAAGTTTCCTTTTTCATCCGATGGTAATGCAACTGATGTTGGAGATTTGAATGTTGCTAGATGGAATACTACAGGCCAATCGTCCCAAGAATCTGGATATACTTCAGGTGGTGCTGGTGCAGGATACTTAAACGTAATAGACAAGTTTCCTTTTGCATCAGACGGTAATGCTACTGATGTTGGAGATCTAACTGTTGGTAGATCTGCTTCAGCAGGTCAATCATCTGATGCATCTGGATATACTTCAGGTGGCGACGACGGTGCCTCTTCTAACGTAATAGATAAGTTTCCTTTTGCATCAGATGGTAATGCTACTGATGTAGGAGATTTAATAGTTGCTAGAAGCCTACTAGCAGGACAACAAGTTTAAAAAAGATAAATAGTTAAAAATACACACAGAGAGTCGAATGAATGGCTAGAAAGAATTCTAATTTAATCACATCAGTTGGTGCTACTATCGCAGATAGATCTATTGGCATTGACAAATTGACTGTGGGCGGATTTACTCAGAGAAGAACACTGAATGCCGGTGAAACAGTCATTGCTAATCTGGATACGATTCAGACTCTCGATGATTTTACTGAGGTTTATAAGAACGGTGTACTGTTAAAGAATACCACAGATTATACCATCGACTCTGATAATGGTATTACACTGACATCTGCAGCAGATGCGAATGATGAAATTACTATTCGCTCTATGGTAGATAACATTGCAACTATTGTTCCAGATGGATCAGTAACATCAGCTAAGATTGCAAGTGAAGCAGTAACATCAGCTAAGATTGACGGCACAGTAGCATCAACAGGAAAGGCGATTGCTATGGCAATTGTATTTGGAGGTTAAATAAATGGCAGTAAATATTGTCAATGTAGCAAGTATTAATGGTAAGACAGATGCAAAATCTATTGCATCAAATGACTCTGCTGAGTTTGCAATTAATACCAGCGCAACAGATGTATTTAAAGTGAATACAATTCTGATCTCGAATCAGGCAGATTCCGCTGGTGATGGTGGTGCAGCATTAGTAAATGTCCTTTTCAGAGATTCTTCTGTAGATTATAATTTTATTAATGATGTAGAGATTCCGCTTAAATCCACATTGGATCTTTTAGGTAGTTCAATCTATATCAATCAAAATCAAAGCATCGCAGTACAATCAGATTCTAGTGCGCTGAATGTTTTAGTTGCATATGAAGATATTAGCTAACGATGGGACGTAAGTATATTGGCGGCATCATCGGGGCCAGCCCGTTGGTCGATGCGTCAGTCAGCATTGACTACCTCGTTATCGCTGGCGGGGGTGGCGGTGGCCGCTTCTACGGTGGCGGTGGTGGTGCTGGCGGATACCTGACTAGCTGGGCCGGTGCGGGAAACAACGAGACCTCTGGTGGAGGAGCTACACCGGGAACTGCCCTAACCTACTCAAGTGGCGACTCGTTTACTGTTACGGTAGGCGCAGGCGGATCCGCCGCTGCCGTCAGCGCAGGCTCAGCAGGCGGTGACGGCGGCGACAGTGTATTCGACACGATTACCGCAACCGGAGGTGGCGGCGGTGGTGGACGTTACTATGAGACTGGACGTAATGGCGGGTCAGGCGGTGGTGGTGGTAACTCCGGCTCCGGTGGCTCTCGGACCTCCAGCCCCGTGCAGGGCAATAATGGAGGAGGAGGCACTTATGGCAGTGGCGGTGGCGGTGCTGAAAGTGCTGGCGCTAACGGCACTGTCTCTAGCGCTTCTGGTGGTAATGGACTTGCCTCGACTATCACAGGATCAAGTGTAATTAGAGCTGCTGGTGGTGGCGGTAGTGTAGTGAATGTAGTAACTTCTGGTGGGTCAAGCGGCGTTGGGGGTGATGGTGCCAGTGAAAGCGTAGCTGCCACTGCTCCGGACTCAAACACTGGTTCTGGTGGTGGTGGAGGTTCTAGTCCACAGAATGCTTCCGCTGGTGCAGATGGCGTAGTGGTCCTACGTTACCCAAGCTCTGTAACTCTAACTATCGGCGGAAACCTGTCAGCATCAACGTCAACTATCGGAAACGAAAAGATTACAACCTTTACTGGTGGTGGTACTACTGGTACAGTAACAATAGGATAAACAATGGCTAAAATACTTAGAACAAGTGGCGTGTTTAACCTTGGGTCTCTTGGGGGCGGCACCGGTGCTCCGACACGTAAGTGGGGCGGCATGACCGGGCGGTCTCTTATTGACTCTGATGCACTTGTAAAAACCGGCGTACTGAGCCTCGCAGAACACTATCAATCTAAATTATAAATAAGTATTATGAATGAAATAGTGCCAAAAAAGGACATTCCTGAAAGTGTCCATTCAAGTTATGATGAAGACTTAGATCTTATTCGTTCTACTCTTCGTGGTCTTCTCATGTCTGGAGAAGAGGGATTAGAACTTGCTCAGAGTGTAGCAAGAGAATCTGAGCATCCACGTGCCATCGAAGTCCTGACAGGAATGATTAAACAACAGGCAGAAAACGCTCATGCGCTACTTGATATGCATAAGCGCAATCAAGATATTAATGTCACTCAGGCAAAAGGTCAGTCTGATGATCAAAGAAGTTTAACTCAAAATGTATTTGTAGGATCCACAGCAGAGTTACAGAAAATGCTGCGTGGAGATACGGAGGTGATTGAACATGATTATGACGGAACTGACCAAAGGAATATTTAAACTCCTTAAAAGACTCATCGGTGAGTCAAGCATTGCATTAGCAATCATTTATACTATCGGGCATATCTTTATTGCCACGATCTGCAACTGGTTAATTACAGGTGCAGCAATGGAGCTAGCGGCTATCGATGCGATTGTAGAACCCATCATTAATGGATTCTGGTTCTATGCGCTCCATAAATTAGCAAAGAGATTTATTAAGAGTGAATGACACATATCTTGGCAACGCACAGGTTAAGCGGGATGGCGTACAACAAGGATGGACTAAACAGGACATTCAAGAATATCAACGCTGTATGACTGATCCAGTTTACTTTGCCGAAACATACGGTAAAGTCATCTCACTGGATGAAGGATTAGTGCCTTTTAAATTATATCCTTATCAGAAAGAAATGTTTGAGCATTTCAATGATAATAGATTCTCTATCGTATTAGCTTGTCGTCAGTCCGGTAAGTCTATTAGTTCGTGTATGTATATCCTCTGGTACGCTCTGTTTCATCCAGATCAGACGATTGCTATCCTTGCTAACAAAGGCGCAACTGCAAGAGAGATGCTGGCACGTATTACACTGGCGCTGGAGAACACACCATTCTTTCTGCAACCAGGTACCAAGGCACTCAACAAAGGTTCCATTGAGTTTAGTAACAACTCACGGATTATCGCTGCAGCCACATCCGGTTCTTCCATTCGTGGTTTGTCTGTTAATTTGCTGTTCCTGGATGAGTTTGCATTTGTAGAGAACGCTGCGCAGTTCTATACTTCAACTTATCCTGTTATCTCATCTGGTAAAACATCTAGAGTTATTGTGACATCTACAGCAAATGGTATTGGTAATGTATTCCATAAGCTCTATGAAGGTGCAGTGCAGGAAGTAAATGAGTTCAAGCCGTTTCGTGTAGACTGGTGGGATGTACCTGGAAGAGACGATAAGTGGAAGCAGCAGACTATTGCCAATACATCAGAATTACAGTTTCAACAGGAGTTTGGAAATACCTTCTTTGGTACAGGTAACACATTGATCTCTGCAGATGCTTTAATGAATATGAAAGCAGAACCTCCTGTGGCTGTTGGTGATGTTAACGTATATGCAGAGCCGAAGAAAAACCATGACTATATTATGACAGTGGATGTGGCAAAAGGTCGTGGACAAGATTACTCTACATTTAACATCATTGATATCACTGCCAGACCGTTCAAGCAGGTTGCATGCTATAGAAACAATCTCATCTCACCTATCTTATATCCAGACATTATCCACAAGTGGGCAAAGAGATACAATGAAGCTTATGTTATTATCGAATCTAATGACCAGGGTGCAGTTGTAGCCAATGGTCTGTATTATGACATCGAATATGAAAATACACATGTAGAGTCTATGATTAAGTCTGGTGCCATTGGAATGACTATGACTCGTAAGGTTAAACGTATCGGTTGTTCCAACCTTAAAGATCTAATCGAGGAGAAAAGGCTTGAGATTGTGGATCTGAATACCATTAGCGAGTGTTCTACATTTGAGGCTAGAGGTAACTCGTTTGAAGCGTCTGACGGTAACCATGATGACTTAGTAATGAATCTAGTTATGTTTGCCTGGTATGTTGGTAGTGAAGCATTTGTAAATCAAACTGATGTTAATATTAAACAAATGCTATATGAAGAGAAAATTAAAGCAATCGAAGATGACATTACCCCAGTAGGTATTATTGACGATGGCACTGATTCTAGACAGCAAGAAGTCATAGACGGTGAGGTTTGGGAGACTGGTACCAATACAGGGCTCTTCTAAATTGTTGATTTTATAAATATTATTGTTGTTTGAAAGAACCTTATAATGAATAACTTATCATTCAATTCAAACGAAAAGAGGAAGACTCATGGCTTTTTTCACGCCTTCGCTGTCTCCAGCTGTAGTAACCCGTGAGATTGATCTCACCGGAATTGTACCAAACGTAGGCACCACAACTGGTGTATTCGTTGGTAACTATCGTTGGGGTCCAGTCGATAAACCTACACTTGTAGACAACGAAGCGAGACTCGTTTCCTTGTTTGCCACCCCAGATACAAATAACGCAGTAGATTTCCATACTGCGGCTCACTTTTCCAAGTATTCCAATCAGCTGCTAAACATTCGTGCAGTAACAAGTGCAGCAAAGAACGCATTTGACTCTGACACTAGCACAGGCGTTTCGTCTGGCGTAAGTCAATCTAGCACTCGTTCGGCAAGGCTGGTTAAGAACAACACAGACTTTGATAATCAGCGTTCTGCAATGGATTCTGACGGTCATAGCTTTGTTGGTAAGTACCCAGGTTCGCTTGGTAACTCTTTACAGATTCAGCTCTGTTCCTTTGACACCGGTGACTCTGCATTTACCGACTGGTCACTGAGAACCAGCTTTGACGCCGCTCCTGGCACATCTGCTTATCTTACCGGTAAGAACGGATCGAATGATGAAGTTCACGTTGCTATTGTAGACCAAGACGGTCTGTTCTCTGGCACAAAAGGTGAAGTTCTTGAAACATTCCCATTCCTCTCGCTGGCAAGAAACGCAAAAAACGCAGATGGATCTACCAACTATATTGCAGACGTACTAAACAATCAGTCTGAATATGTTTGGCTTGTAGATGCTGCTAACATCGACTCTGACTATAGAGTAGCTGGTGCAGGTACAGACGCTGCAGACTCTGGCGACGACTTCAAGCTGATCGCATCTGCTCAAGGTGTAAAGACCATTAGTATGGTTAACGGTGCTAACTCTGGTTCGCTGACTACTTCTGAATACGCTACTGCCTTTGATCTGATCGAAGATGTAGATACGTATCAGGTAGACTTCCTGATTGCACCACCAGTAACTGCTACGTCCGGCGCAAACAACACTGCAAATACGATCATTACTGATCTGAACACAATTGCTGCTACAACCCGTAAAGACTGTGTGGTAGTTGCATCTCCACCAAAAGCTTCTGTAATCAATACTACTACTCCAGTAGATGATACGGTTACTTTTGCTAATCTGCTTCCATCTAGTTCTTACATCTTCCTTGATAACAACTACATCAAGGTCTTTGATAAGTACAACGATCAGTACATTGACATTCCTGCTAACTCTTCGACTGCGGGTCTGATGGCTCAGTCTGATCAGGAAACTGCTCCTTGGTTCTCGCCAGCTGGTCTGAGAAGAGGTCAGTACTTTGGTGCTGTAGATATTGCTCACTCGCCAACTAAAGCGCAGAGAGATACACTCTACAGAGCGAATGTTAACCCAATTGCCAACATTCCTGGTGCTGGTATTACTCTGTTTGGCGATAAGACAATGCTGCGTCGTCCTTCGGCATTCGACCGAATCAACGTTCGCCGCCTGTTCCTTACTCTGGAAAGAGCAATTGCAAGAGCAGCAAAATCTGTACTGTTTGAATTCAACGATGAATTTACCAGAGCAGAATTTGTGAATATTGTAGAACCTTTCCTGAGAGAAGTAAAAGGTCGCCGTGGTATCACTGATTTCCGTGTTGTCTGTGACGAAACAAACAACACCCCAGAAATCATTGACCGTAATGAGTTCATTGCTACTATCTTCATTAAGCCTGCACGTTCTATCAACTTCATCACACTGAACTTTGTTGCTGTTAGAACTGGCGTAGACTTTGAAGAAGTAGCTGGTCAAGCATTCTAAGAACCGCTAAACTAAGGAGATAAAAGAATGGCTATTTTAGGAGTCGATGACTTCAAGGCAAAACTGAAGGGCGGCGGTGCTAGATCTAACCTGTTCAAAGCGACCGTCAACTTCCCAGGATATGCAGCAGGTGATGTAGAACTTACATCCTTTATGTGTAAAGCTGCACAACTCCCTTCCTCAGTAATGGCTGAGATCGTTGTACCATTCCGTGGTCGTGAACTCAAAATTGCTGGCGATCGTACTTTCGAGCCTTGGACAATCACAGTAATTAACGACACAGACTTTAATGTCCGTGACGCTATGGAACGTTGGATGAATGGTATTAATGGTCATACAACCAACGAAGGTCTTGTTAACCCAACTGACTATCAAGCTGATCTGATTATCGAGCAGCTGGATAAGAACGGCGACACGCTGAAGACCTACAACTTCCGTGGTACTTTCCCAACTAACGTATCTGCAATTGACGTATCTTACGACAATACAAACGTCATTGAAGAGTTTACTGTAGACTTCCAGGTACAGTATTGGGAATCTAATACTACCAGTTAATATTGGTATAAATATTCGGTAGGGGAGGGACAATTCTCTCCCCTATTACCTTATACACTCGGAGAAGTATTTTGGCAGACGATAGTTTAAAATTATTTGGCTTTGAGATCAAGCGAGCTAACAACCAAAAGGCGGCTGAGCAGCTTCCATCTATCGTACCACCTTTGGATGATGATGGTGCAGGATACATCACTGCGTCTGGAAGTCACTATGGATCATATGTAGATCTGAGTGGAGAGCAGGCAAAAGATGATAAAGAGCTGATCCAAAAGTATCGCCTTATTGCACAGCATCCAGAAGTTGATGCTGCAATCGAAGATATCGTTAACGAAGTTATTTCAGGTGAAGATCAGGTTGTGGACCTAAACCTTGATAACGTTGATACTACAGATTCAATCAAAAATCAAATTAAAGAAGAATTCGATGGCGTTGCAGCAATGCTTGATTTTCAAAGCTATGCGCACGACATCTTTCGTAGATACTATGTAGATGGAAGAATCTATCACCACTTGATCGTTGATCCTAAGAGACCTCAAGAAGGTATTCAAGAGATCCGGCCAATTGATGCTACTAAGATTCGTAAGATTAAAGAAGTTAAAAAAGAAAGAGACCCTGCTAGCGGTGCTAGTATCGTAAAGAAGGTTGATGAATACTATATCTTTACTGAAGCAGGTAATGCATCTTACCAGTCTCAAGCAGCTGGATCTAAAAGCAGTAACGCAGTTAAGATCCACCCAGATGCTATTAGCTATGTAACTAGTGGTTTGATGGATTCTAGACGTAAGAAAGTAATCTCTTACTTACATAAGGCTCTAAAGCCTGTTAACCAGCTTCGTATGATGGAAGACGCGTTAGTTATCTATAGACTATCACGTGCACCAGAGAGAAGAATTTTTTATATTGACGTAGGTAACTTGCCAAGAGGTAAGGCTGAACAGTACCTTAAAGACATTATGTCAAGGTACAGAAACAAATTGGTCTATGACGCTAATACGGGCGATCTGAAGAACGACCAAAAGCATATGTCTATGCTGGAAGACTTCTGGCTGCCACGTCGTGAAGGTGGTAGAGGTACAGAGATTAGTACATTGCCAGGTGGTCAGAACCTTGGTGAAATCGATGATATCGTTTACTTCCAGAAAAAGCTTTATCGTGCATTAAACGTTCCAATCGGTAGACTTGATCCTGAACAAGGTACTGGTATTCTTGGTAGAACATCTGAGATCACCAGAGACGAATTTAAGTTCCAGAAATTTGTAGGTAGACTTCGCCGTAGATTCGCTGACCTATTCTACAATATTCTGAGAAAACAGCTTCTTCTGAAAGGCATCATTACAGAAGATGATTGGGAATCTTGGAAGTCTAGTCTATACGTTGACTATATTACAGACAACTATTTTACAGAGCTGAAAAACGCCGAGATGCTAAGAGAGCGGGTAAATATGCTTCGTGAGGTAGAACCTTATCTAGGCAGCTTCTACTCTAAAGAATGGGTAAGAAAGAACGTCTTAATGTTTACCGATGATGATATTAAAACAAT